ATAATGGAAGATTACACATATGAAATTGTTGATTCTATAGTAGATGGTATAGCAACATATAAAACGATTACAGATAAAAGACCAAAGTTAAACCCCAATTACGATTCTAATACAGTTTATGTACCTAGAGCACAAAGACCTGAATGGAATGTTGTAGGTTTAATGGGACAAATTAAAATCTTAAAAAATCAAGAAATACCTGATAGATGGATTAAGATGGAAGATATTAATGATGAGATTGCTCTTTATTTAGTACGTTAACAATATTTATAATTAATGGGACAAAACTTTTTTATAAAAAAAAATTCTGAATTACCTATTCTACAGATGAAGGTAATAAATGATGGTCGTAGTGATTATAAAAAAATATTTAATAATCTAGAAAATGCGGCAATAACTTTCTCCATGATAAATGAAGAAACTGGTAGATATAAAGTTTTTAATAAACCAGCTTTAATAATACCTGTTATGGATGAAGTTTGTGGTGAAACTGAATATTATATTGGTTATAAATTTAAATCTTCAGAAACTAATTTAAATGGTAGGTTTAAGGCACAATTTAAAATAGACTTTTTAGATGATGGGACATCACTAATTGTTCCGATATATGAAGATTTATTTGTTAATATTGGTGACAGTTTTGTGAACACAAAAATTGTCTGTTAAGAAATAAAAACACATTGATGACTTCACAATGTGTTTTTTTATGCTTAAAATTATAGGAAAATAATAACGAGAGGTTAAGATTTAACCCGTCCAAAAAATCAAATGTATGAGTAAAAAAGAAATTAAACAGGCAACCCCTGAAGATATTAAAAAATTCTTAGAGGGTTATGACGATGAAAAATATATCGTCTCCATAGAATTGGACCAAACAGATGATTGGTCTATTGATGAAACAAACAAAGTTTATATTGTAATTGACGACCCTAAAAAGGGTAAAAAAATAAAAACACAAAAATTCACCCCTTTTTGTTGGACAAAATCATTACGTGGAAGTGGTTTCTATGGTGATGACTTAGATGTTATAAAAAGAGAAGCAAAAAAATACGGTATCTATACTGAGAAACTTAAGACTGGTGATAATGAACGTTTAGAAGATGGTTTTAAGTTTATGGTTAAAACTAGTGGGACTTATCGTGACCTTGTAAATTTCTTTAGAAAAGGTGGTGTTAACCCTTGGGATAGAAATAATAAATTAATAGAAATTTTACCCCCTGTTGAGCAATTTATGATTCAAACAGGTAAAAGGTTGTTTAAAGGTTATGAAGACTACACAGAAGTCCATAAACTAACTTTCGATATTGAGACCACGAGTCTTGAAGCCAATGAAGGACATTGTTTTATGATTGGTGTTAAAGATAATCGTGGTTTTAAAAAATTATTAACAGCCTATGATGAGAATGGTGAATATTCTGAAGAAGGTGAGAGAAAAATGATAAAAGAGTTTTTTGAAATCATCCATGAACTAGAACCAACAATTATCATTGGATATAACTCTGAAAACTTTGACTGGACTTATCTAATTGGTAAATGGGTAGAATATAAACACCCTAAAACAAAAAAAATAGAAAAAACTTTATTACCTGGTAGGGCTCAATTATTAGGTTTGAATACTGATGATTTTGTTAAAACAAAACACCCTCTAGTTAAACTTAAAAGAAGTGCTGCAACTTTAAAATTAGGTGCTGAGGTTGAGGATTATCAACAAACTAATATATGGGGTTATAATGTGATGGATACTTACCATAGAGTTAGACAAGCCATGGCATTGAATTCAGCTTTGGAAAGTGGTACTTTGAAATATATTGCTAAAGAAGCTAAAGTAGAGAGACCAAATAGGGTTTATGTTGATGGTAATCAATTAGGTAAAATTTGGAAAGAAAATAAAAAATATTATTATAACCCAACAAGTGGTCAATGGTATAATTTGGATGGTAATAAACCTGAACCAAAAGATGTCAATGGTTATGAAGATAAGTGGGAAATTGTTGACGGTCAATTTTTAATTAAGGAGTATCTTAATGATGACCTTTTGGAAACCGAACTTGTTGACGATATCTATGCTCAAGCTGGTTTCTTAACCTCAGCATTGGTTCCAACAAACTTTATTAGGTCAATCACAATGGGTACAGCTACAATGTGGAAGACTCTAATGATGGCATGGTCTTATGAAAATGGGTTAGCATTACCAGGGATACAACCAAAAAGAGATTTTGTTGGTGGTTTATCTAGATTATTAAATTTAGGTTATAGTAGAAATATTGCTAAATTTGACTACGCTTCACTTTATCCTTCAATTCAGTTAACACATAACGTATTCCCTACTGTAGATATTTCAGGTGCTTTAAGAGCTATGTTAAAATATTTGTTAGATACCCGTAATGAATACAAATATTTGGCAAATGAATATAAAGAAAAAGGTGATGAAAAATTAGCAAGTAAATTTGACAAGAAACAATTACCTATTAAAATCTTTAACAACTCAGCATTTGGTTCTATTTCGGCACCTTATATTTTTCCTTAGGGTGATATTGATATTGGTGAAACTATTACTTGTACGGGTAGACAATATCTTCGTTTAATGGTTAAATTTTTTATGGATAGAGGTTATAAACCTTTAGTTGGTGATTCCGTAACAGCTGACACACCAGTATACATTAAATATGAAGATGGTACTATAGATATAAAAGCTATATGTGATTTATTTGATGAAAATGGTATTATCGGTGATGATAACTTAAGGGACCATTCTATTAAACCATATCAAATCCTAACAAGAAGTGGCTGGAGACATATAAAATATGTTTATAAACATGGAACTGATAAAAAAATACATAACATTGTAACTAAAGACAGATATGTAAATGTTACTGAAGACCACTCACTATTCCAAAATGGGGTAGAAATTAAACCATCAGAACTAAAAAGGGGTGATATTATTGATGTAATTGACGTACCTTTTTCTGAAATTAAAAGTGAAATGTCTTTAGACAAAGCTTGGTTAATGGGATTCTTTTTAGGTGATGGGTCTTCTTGTAATAATTTTAGAGAAACAAGTAGATATAAAAGTAAAAAAACTGGTGATTTTAGAAAATATAAAAGTAGAAGGTGTGATTGGAAAATCAGTAATAAAGATATTTTACTATTAGAAAAGGCTAAAAATATTCTAGAAAAAGAATATGGTATAAAAGCTAATATTAAAGACCATTTAAAATCTTCTAGTGTTTATAATTTGTATTCAGCAAAAAAAGAATTATGTGAATGGTATAGTAATAATTTTTACACATCATATAGAGAAAAAAAGGTACCTATGTTAATTTTAAATTCTAGTATTGAGGTTAAAAAATCTTTTATAGATGGGTTTATGTCTGCTGATGGTGATGGTTACACAATGGATACAACAACAAGTTTTTGTCAAAAATCACAAATAACCATGGCAGGTTTATCATTACTATTTAAAGAATTAGACAATAATTATAAAATAGTGGTTAGAAAAGACAAAGAAAATATCATATCCTTTATTACAGGTTGTATTAGAAATGGTAAAAATTATAAAATTAATGACGACAAATCAAATATTAAATCTAATGAGGTTTGGGTTAATAGAGTTGTTAAAAATAAAACAGAATATGTTTATGATGTTTCTACTGAGGATGGTACTTTTATTTGTGGTATTGGTGGTGTTATAGCACATAATACTGATGGTATGAACTTTTCTTGTCCTGACGATGTTGAATCTAGGACTTATATCGGTAAAGGGTTTCACAGATTTAGTGAAGAGGGTAAAGAATATAAAGGTATTGAGGCTGACGTGGCTGAATATAATGACCGTTATATGTTTGAGGCTATGGGTCTTGATATTGATGAGGTATGGCCTGCAACAATTAATATTTCACGTAAAAATTATGCCACATTAAAACCAAACGGAAAAATTAAATTAACTGGTAATACCATTAAGGGTAAAACAATCCCAAAATATATTAAAACCTTTTTAGATAAAGGTATAAAAATGTTATTAAGTGGTGATGGTAAATCTTTTGTTGAATATTATTATGAATATTTAGAAAGAATCTATAATATGGATATTCCCTTATCTGAGATTGCTAATAAATCTAAAGTTAAAAAAACTATTCAACAATATCTAAATAGAGGTACAGATAAAAATGGTAAAGATTTAGCTAGACAGGCACATATGGAACTTTTAATTAAGGAAAGTGCTCACGCTGATTTAGGTGAAACTGTTTTTTATGTCAATAATGGGACAAAAAAATCACACGGTGACATCCAAGTAAGAAAAACTAAAAATGACCCACCTGAAGGTACTTTAATTTTTAATTCTTATTTGATTAGAAGTGAAGAAATGGAAAAGAACCCAAATCTAAAAGGAGTTTATAACGTACCAAAATATATAGATGCTTTTAATAAAAAGGTAGAACCACTTTTAGTTGTGTTTAACATTGGTGTTAGAGAAACTTTATTAATAACTGACCCTGAAGAAAGACAATATTATACTAATAGTGAACTTGAACTTGTTTCAGGGATACCTAGTAGTCCTGGTGACCAAGATACTTTAGAAGAACTTTTAACAATCAGTGATGCTGAATTAGATTTTTGGAATAAAATGGGTGTTTCCCCCGATTACATGGTTAATGATAGATTATCTGATAAAGTTGAAAACTTAGACTCAAAAAGTCAAAATTTAGTTCATTAATCAATAATTATCCTATTTGTGTGATATTTATATTAAAAGATTAGTATGAATATCTTACTTAAAGAACTTATAAATAAATTTGGTGGCCCAATTGGTGGTGACTATAGGATTGATTCAGACGATTCTATGACCACATCACCAACAACACCACCTACCACAACGGATGATGCTATTAAGTATCAACGTCAAGGACCTAATAGATTTATGTATCGTTCATTTGCTCGTGAGGATGATGAAAAAAATAAGAACGTAAAATTACCCAAAAGAGACAAAAAGAAAAAATTTCCTAAAAACCCTAAATCAGAATTAGAAGAAAGTTCTAAGTTTAAAATGGATGAACTTATTGAGGATATTTTTACTAAAAAAGATTTTGACAGGGATTTTGTACCGAAACAATCAGATTTAAGATTAAATGCAATACAACCATTAGAAACTATTAAAGATTCTAACCCTATTTTAATTAGAAAAATAGAAACACTTAGAAATTTAATAGATACAAACGACCTTACTGGTGAAGAAAAGGCTATTATATTAAATTATATTTTAAATATGGATATAACAAATATACCTAATGAATATAAAATAGAACTTAAAAAGAAAATTAAATAATGGCTAACTCCTCATTACAAGGAAAATATTTTACAATACCCCAAAATATAAGTGAACATTTAACAAAAATATTTAAAGCTTATAAAGGGGCAAAAAATGTTGAGGGTTACCAAAGACTTGAAGAACTTGTAAATAAAACAGAATCTAAAGACAATAGTAAGATTAGTTATGAACAATTAAAATTAATGAAAAATTTTTTTGATTCATATACAGGTAATAATAAAAGTACACCTTATCTTTTGAATGGTGGGACTTTAATGAAAAACTGGATACAAAAAACTTTAGATAATGCTAGACAAGGTATTGAAGGTAAAGAAAAGGCTATGAAATCTGTTGGTATGGGTGACCATTACCAAAAAGAAAAATTAGGTGTATCTGGAATGGGTGGTAAAGAACATGATTCAGACACAAATAAAATTTTAAGACAAGAAGGTATTTATAGCTTAGGTATACTTGAAAACCTAATAACAATAATTGATAAAAACAAAGAATTATGCCGAGTGGACAACAAATCTCACCTGTTCTAACTGACGCAGCTTCAGTACAAGAACTAAACCCTAATGGTGGTGGTGTTACTAATCAGTTACCAACACTAAAACAAACTGGTGAAGTTGTAAGACAACAAAGTTTAGCTTTCAACACATACGTTGATAGTACAGGTAATAGATACGATTCTACACACCCAAATGCTCAAAGTGATGGTGATGAATATGGTAGAGGGGATTATGGTAATGGTGTTGGTACCAAGACTGATAAAATTGTAAAAACTAGTTTATTATATTCTTCAGGTAATAAATACAATCCTGTAGATGGTTATTACAATTTTGATTTTGGTGAACAATACTGGTAATGAAACTTTACTATCTATTAGAAAATATTATATTAGAGGCTGCCAATAAGACAGATATTGAATTTGCCATGGACAATCGTAGGATAGTTAGTCTAGAATACGACGACGAATTAGAACCTGGTGGTAAAGGTAAAAGATTTGTGGAAATTTATTGTTATGGTAGTTCATTAGATGGTAATGATATTATAAGAGTTTATCAAGTAGGTGGGGATACTAAAACTGAACAACCTCAATGGAAAACTTTTAGAGTAGATAGAATTAATAATTTTACAGTGTTAGGTGGTACTTTTGATACTCCTAGACCTTTATTTAATCCTACTGGTGATAAAAGTATGAGTAGAATATATAAAATAACTCAGTTTCAAAGATAATAGAATATGGATCCAAAATTAAAAGCAATATTACAAAAAGCTAAGGCAATAGACCAAGCAGCAAGAAAATATGATACAGTTGATCACACAGTATTAGAACAAAGAGTTAGTAGTAAAACTAATTCAGGTGGTTTAATGGATCAAGTTGTTGGTGGTAGTACACCTTCTTATCAACCAATGGATGTTTATTCAGAATCTTATAAAGAAAAAGTTACTTCATCTAAATTACCACCAGAAATACAAAAATTAATGATGGAAAATCCTATCCCACAGGCTAGTATGGTGGACCAACTAAGTGAGGAAGATATTAGGGATATTAATCCATCAGCTTATTCTGAAAGTGATGAATGGGATATGCAAACAAGATCTAAAGATGTAGTTACTAGAAAGAAAAAAACAATTCAAGAATCAGTATCAAATTCTAGTGTTGAGGGTATATCTGCTTCACAAATAAGAAAAATGATAGCTGAAGAAATAGCTAAAGCATTACCTGGAATAATAGAAAATTATTTTGATAAAAAGGTTATTCAAGAAAATATGAGAATTATGAAACATGTTATAAAAAATAGTCAAAAATAAAATAACAAAAAAATAAAAAAGAAAGCCATGAAATCAGTAACTGGAGGTGGGTGTAAATGTAAAGGTACACCAAAGAAATAAAATAAAACCCGATTTAGTTCGGGTTTTTTTATTTACATAAAATTGTAATTTAATTATATTTTACTTATAAAAAAAAATATTATGAGTAAAATTAAAGTACTAGTATTGCCAAGTGATCGCTCGGGAGTTTCAAAATTCAGATCTGTTGAGCCACATATGAAACTACAGGAATTATATAATGATGAGTTTCATGTTGATATCATTACTGCTGGGACAATGAATTTTGATTGGAATGATGATAATTTTTTAAAACAATACGATATAGTACATTTTCATAGGGCCTTACCATTTGTCGTTAATGGTAACTTACACCAAGCTTATCTTGAAAACGCTGATATCATTTTTAATAAATTAAAATCTCTAGATATAATCAGTGTAATGGATTTAGATGATTATTGGGAACCAGGTAAAGAACACCCTGCATATGAATTAATTAAAAAGGAAGATTTAGCTAATAAAATCAAAGAAAATATAAAAAAGGCTGATTATGTTACAACTACAACACCTATTTTTGCTAGTGAAATATCTAAATTAAATAAAAATGTAATTGTTTTACCCAACGCTATTGACCCTTCTGAAAGACAATTCAAACCTAACCTTGAAGAAACTACAAAAAAATTAAGATTCGGTTGGTTAGGTGGATCTTCACATTATCATGATTTAAAATTAATGAATGATAATGTTACTAGATTTATTAAAGACAATAGTGAGGAAACCCAATTTGTTTTGTGTGGTTTTGACTTAAGAGGTAATATCACAGAAATTAATAAAGACACTGGTGAACAAAAAACTAGAAAAATATTACCACATGAAAGTATTTGGGCCAGATATGAAGAAGCTTTTACTAAAAATTATGGTAATTTAAGTGAAGATTATACTAAAAAATTAAAAAAATATGATAGAGAATTCGATGAAGATTCTAAAATAAAAACTGAAATGTATCGTCGTGTTTGGACTAAACCTATCACTACTTACGCTTCTAACTATAATCTTTTTGATGTTTCTATGGCACCACTTAAAGAACACATGTTTAATAAAGTAAAATCACAATTAAAAGTTATCGAGGCTGGGTTCCATAAAAAAGCTTTAATTGCACAAAATTTTGGACCGTATCAAATTGATTGTGTTAATGTTATTGAGTATGGTGGTAAGATTAACGAAAATGGTAACGCTATTTTAGTTGATACATCTAAGAATCATAAGGATTGGTATAAAGCAATGAAAAAATTATATGATAATCCTGAATTAGTGGATTTAATGGGGAATAATTTGTATAATTTGGTTAATGAAAAATACCATATTGACGTGGTAACAAAAAATCGTGCTTCTTGGTACAAAGAAATAGTGACCCATAATGAAAAAAATGTCACAAAATTGATGGAAGAAATTAATAATTTTAAGGTAACCACATCTAAGTAATAGATATTTATATATAAAAAATAATGTTATGATTATATATAAAACAATAAATTTATTAAATAATAAATTTTATATCGGGAAGGATACCAAAAACAACCCAAAATATTTAGGTTCTGGAATAAAATTAAAAAGAGCTATAAAAAAATATGGTATAGAAAATTTTAAAAAAGAAATAATTGAGCAATGTGATACACGTAAAAAATTAAATGAACGTGAAATATTTTGGATAGAAAAACTTAACTCACAAAACCCTAAAATAGGGTATAACATATCTAACGGTGGTGATGGTGGTTCACCTATGTTAGGAAAAAAACATTCAGAAGAAACTAAGAAAAAAATTAGTAAATCTAATAAAGGTAAAATTGTTATAATTTCAGAAGAAATTAAGAAAAAAATTAGTAAAAAATTAAAAAATAGAAAATTAAACCCTTTATCTGAAGAAACTAAGAAAAAAATCAGTGAAGCTAATAAAGGTAAACCACACTCTGTAAAAGGTAGGAAACTATCACAAGAAACTAAAAATAAAATTAGTGAATCTAAAAAAGGTCAAACACCATGGATGAAGGGTAAATCTCATACCGAAAAATCTAAAAAAATTTTATCAGAAAAGAATAAAAAATATAAACATACGGAAAATGCTAAAAATAAAATATCAGAAAAACAAAAAATTAAATGGATAATTAAAACACCAAATAATGACTTAATGGAATTTTTAGGTTATAATTCATTTAAAGATTATGTAAAAGAAAACTCATTAAATGTTAGTGTAGAGACTTTGAAATCATATGGTAAAAACAAAGGATGGGTTATTATAGAAAAAAACAAGTAATTAAAGAAGTAAATGGAATTTAAGATAGATAAATTATTATTTTTTGATATTGAATCGGTAAGTCAGTATAAGGATTTATATGACATGCCTGAAGATAAATTAAAAATGTGGGAATCTTATTATGATACTTTTAGAAAGAAAGTTACAGATGAATCTAAAATAGATTCAGATTTAATGACTGAAGGCGAGATACACCAAGAAGTATATAGACAAACAGCAGCTTTCTTCCCTGAATTTGGTAAAGTTGCTTGTGTTTCTATGGCATTTGTAACTAAAACAGGGGAAGTTAGATTTGAATCTTTTTATGGTGAAGATGAGTTACATATTTTAACTGAAGTTAGAAAAATATTTGATAAGATTGAACCTCTTGGATTTGAACTTTGTGGTCAAAGTATTAAACTCTTTGATATTCCATTTTTAGGTAAAAGATATTTTATTAATGGAATGAAACCACCTAAGTTATTTCCAACTCACGACTCTAAACCATGGGATTTAAAAGTTGTGGATACTAAAGAAGTATGGCAATTTGGTAATAATTGGTCCCTAGGTTCTTTAGATTTAATATGTTCTTCTTTGAATGTAGACTCACCAAAAAACGGTGATGTTAAAGGGGATAATGTAACCAATAATTATTGGGAAGGAAAACATGAACAAATTAAAGAATATTGTGAAAAGGATGTAAAAGCTCTTGTAGATATAATTACAAAATTAAACAACCTTAAATAATGGATGAAGGTATAAAAAAACATATTGAAGAATTAAAACATCTTCAATCTTTAGGAATACTTGACGAAGAAACTTCAAACCAATTAGATAACACTTTAAAAGAGTTTGAAAATGTTTTAACCGTTTCTAACCCTGAAGATTTTAAAATTAAAATTAAATATATTAATAAATCGGATAATGAAAATCCTGTCTACGCTAAAGAAGGTGATTCAGGTTTTGATTTAAGAGCTAACCTAATAGAACCTGTAACACTAAAACCAATGGAAAGGAAACTGATTGGTACTGGGTTATATTTTGAATTACCATTTGGGTATGATATGGAGATACGTTCACGTAGTGGCATGTCACTCAAACACGGTATTATTGTATTAAACACACCAGGAACAATAGATTTGAATTTTAGGGGTGAAATTGGGATTATTTTAATTAATTTGGGACAGGAGGATTTCATTATAAATCCGGGTGATAGAATAGCACAAGGCCTCATTAGGGTATCTACCACTGATACTATTATAGATTTAATAGAGGTTAGTGAAATATCTAAAGAAACTGATAGAGGTGTTAACGGTTTTGGCCATAGTGGTATTAAATAAAAAACCACCCAAATTTATTATTTTTACACCTAGATGTGATTAAATACGTAGACACACCTAAGATCCTAGAGGCTTCCATAATAGAGTTATATACAACATTGTCAATATTAACTTTTTTACTGTTTATTGGGTTTTTTCTACTATCTTTTATTTTTTGTTTAGCCTCTTCAGTGTGCTTTTTACCATACATAGGATTATTTTTACCACTAGTTTTTTCAGATATTTTTTGTTTAGCCTCTTCAGTATGTTTTTTTCCATACATAGGATTTTCAGGTCCAAATTTAGGGTGAGACATTTTTAATCTAGCTTCTTTAGTGTGTGTTTTTCCATACATAGGATTTTCAGGTCCACATAATTTACCTTTTCTAGTTTCTGAATACTTTTTTTTAGTTTCTTCACTATGTTTAAAACCTGTCATATTATGTAAAAAATTTGGATCCCTCTTTTTATCACCCCAAGAGAGTTTCATTTTTTGTTTAGTCTCTTCACTATGTGATCTACCTAAGAAATTTGGTCCGCCAGTACCACCAATTGACAAATTATAACCTTTATTAATTGAATCATATTTTTTAATATAATAAATTTCCTTTTCATCTAATTCATTTTTACTATTACAGTATTCTATAATTTCTTTAATAAAATTATTTTTACCATATTTTTTTATAGCCTTTTCAAGTAAAACACCAGAACCATAGTAATTTGGGTTATTTATACTATCTTGTCCTATATAAAATTTTCCGTTTATTAAATTTGTTGTTTTGTAAATAACCATATTATTAATATTTAGACCACGATGTGGTTTACTAATAAATATGTTACAATTATATTTTATGTAATTAATAAATAAAAATGAAAATACAATTAGACACAATTAATAAAACCATTACAATAGAAGAAGATGTTAATCTTCATGATTTCTATGAAGAAATCAATTCTATATTACCTGGTGGTTTATGGAGAGAATTTACTTTAAAGGTGGAAAAAATTAAAGAATGGACTAATCCCATAACAATTACACCAAACACTACACCAATAAATCCTTTTACACCTATTGACCCTATTCCTAACCCTTATACAAGTCCATACCCACCGACATACCCACAAGTATGGTATACGACATCAAATACCGATAATACATCTTTAATTCAGGGGATTTATAATATAAAAACAAATGCTTAATATTAAAAATAAAAAGGTTACTTGGATTTATGAAAGAAATGGTAAATATTTGTATCGTAGACCGTTTGGTAAACTATACCCTAGAGAACTTATAATTTTAAATATACCGATAAATAATAATTAATATGTCAGTAGTAGCAGTAAAAGTCACAAATAAAAAAATAACAATTGGTTCCGATAGTATTATAGCTTTTGGGTGGACACAAGAAAAAGATAAATTAGCCAAACTTGAGGAAGTTAATGGTATGATTATTGGTTCTGTTGGTTTAGCTCAAGAAGGAGCCTTATTTAGAGTTTTTTGTAGAACTAGAAAACCTAGAGCCGCAGATGTAGAATCAATTGTTGACTTTATGTCAGATTTTCAAGATTGGTTAAAAGTTAAAACTGATGAATCTAATATTGGTAATAACTATATATTAGTTTTTGATAAGAAGGTTTTTAGTATTGAGGGATTTTATGTTAAAGAAGTTACTGATTATACAGCTATTGGAGCTGGGATGGATTTCGCTTTATCAGCTTTATATTTAGGTAATTCTGTTAAAGAATCTATTAAAGCCGCATGTCATTTATCAGTATATTGTGAAGAACCAATTAATATTTACGAAGTAGAAAAATAAAAAGTTATGGGAAACGAAGTTTACACAGATTTAGAAAACAAAGAAATTAATAACAAGCATGAGGCTTTAAGAATGGAGGTTATTGAAATGTTAGTTAAAAAATATTCTAACGATTTTGATTTAGGTCAGGCTGTTAGAACTTTTGTGACATTAAAAGATAATACTAAAGAGGATTTTAAACTATGATTAGTGTTGTATATTGTACAAAAGAACATAAACCTGAACACATAGAACACCTTAAAAAAAGTTCTGGATTAAAAGATATTGAAATCATAGAATATATTAATCAAGGTGAGTCATTAACAAAGTTTTATAATAAAGGTTTGTTAGAAACAAAAAATAACATTGTAATTTTTTGTCATGATGATATTATTTTAAACACCACAAATTGGGGTAAAAAAATATTGAACCATTTGAATAACACTGATTTTGGTATCCTAGGTGTAGCAGGTACTACAGACATTTCAGAGACAGGTAGATGGTGGGAAGATAACACAAAAATGTTAGGTCAAGTTAGACACCAACATGAAGGTAGGGCGTGGGATTCTATTTATTGTTCTAGTTTTGGTGATAAAATTTTAGAGTCAGTTATTGTTGATGGTTTATTTTTTGTTGTCAATAAAGAAAGGTTAAAATCTAACTTTGATGAAAATGTTAAAGGTTTTCATTTTTATGAAATAGATTTTTGTTTTAACAATCATTTAAATGGTGTTAAAGTAGGTGTTATGTCTAATATTAGAGTGACACACAAATCTGTAGGTATGACAAATGAAGAATGGGACTCAAACAGATTACAGTTTATTGAAAAATATAGAGAAGAATTACCTTACAAATTAACAGGTGAAA